TTGCTTGCGGCGCAAAAGGTGATAGTGTGGTAGAATCGGTAGGACTCAAAATAGGAGACCTGTTTGAGCGCAGTAAAGAATTTACTCCAGATCGTCACTATCTACTCCAAAAGACCGTAGATGCTGATGATTTTACTATTGTGATATACGAGACGGATAAGGCCAAAGGCCGCAAGATTCGTTACAAGGATCATAAGGAGTATGTAGCAGCAATGGCTCGTAGAGAGCTGAGAACAGCACTAGGTATTCCACAGACTATCATTGAAGTTAATAAGGAAGAGTTCATCTGATGGCTAGGCCAGAGATAGTGTTTACAGACGAAGAGATAGAAGAGATCAAAGAGCTTGCTCCGGTAATGACACAGGATCAGCTTGCTGAATATTTTTCTATTACTCCCAAGACCTTACGAGAAATCTTCAAAAGAGATGAGCGAGTTTTTACCGCTTATACCAAGGCTAGATACAAGGATGGAGTGCTGGCGGCTAGGACGCTGCGTGACAAGGCTATAATTGATAAAGACTTTGCAAGCCTGAAGCTCTACCTAAGCCAGACGCTAGGATGGACTGAGAAGAGCCGGACGGAGCATACAGGAATAAATGGCTCTCCGATCCAGATGGAAGTTGACACGCACTGGACTATAGAGGTGATGGAGTGAGCAAAGGATCAAGGCCAAGACCGTACAGCGTGAGCCAGAAAGTATTCCAAGCAAACTTTGAGAGGATATTCGGAAATGCCGCTACAGAAAGGAAAGAGCAAAAAGACCATCTCCAAAAACATCAAGACAGAGATGGCGGCAGGCAAGCCACAGAATCAGGCCATCGCCATAGCAATGGCTAAGGCTAAGCAGAAAAAGAATACTGTGAAGTACGAATAATGCCCAAGATGCAAATGCCCAAGAAGATGCTCCCTTTCTTGCAGCCCAAGCGCTACAAGATCTGCATCGGAGGTCGAGGTTCTGGTAAGAGCATGACTATGGGTGATTTGTGCCTACAAGCTGCGCAGATGCAAGGAATCAAAACTCTCTGCGCTCGTGAGTTCCAAGCCAGCATTGACGATTCCATTCATACGCTGCTTTGCGCTGAGATAGAACGGCTAGAGCTGAAAGGCTTTGAGATACAGCGCAATGAGATTCGCTACAACAATGAGACGGCTTTCAAATACATTGGACTTGCTCGCTCGCCAGAGTCTGTAAAGAGCTACCACGGATTCCATCGTGTGTTTGTGGACGAGGCGCAGACAATCTCAGAGGCCAGCCTAAAGGCTCTCACGCCTACGCTCAGAACAGCAGGCTCAGAGATCTGGATGGCAGCAAACCCAAGGTCTGCCGCTGATCCATTCTACTTGCGATTCGTCAAGCCATTCGAGAAAGAATTAAGGCGTGATGGCGTGTATGAGGATGATCAACATACGATCATCTGGATGAACTACAGCGACAATCCTGCGTTCCCAGAAGTCTTAGAGCAAGAGCGAGCCTATGATCAGGCTCATATGTCTCCAGCCTTGTACTCTCATATATGGGAAGGCGAGACGTATGATGAGAACGAAGACTCAATCATTCCTGTAGAATGGTTCCTGTCAGCCGTAGACGCACACATAAAGCTCGGCTGGAAGGCTGAAGGCACTGTCATTGCGTCTCACGATCCGTCGGACGAAGGCGGTGACAGCAAAGGCTTTGCGCTCAGACACGGCAACGTAATCTTAGATGTATGTGAAATGGTAACAGGCGATGCCAGTGAAGGCATGGATTGGGCGTTAGACAAAGCGCTGAAGGCCAATGCTGACCACTTCCTATGGGATGCTGACGGTCTCGGCGTCTCTCTTAAGCGTCAGGTAGATCAGGCGCTTGCTGGTAAGAACGGCATTACTTACTCAATGTTCAAAGGCTCAGAGGCAGCAGAAGATCCAGAGATGCCGTACACTACTGGTGGAACTGAGCGAAACAAGAGTAACCGTGAGACCTTCAGGAACAAGCGAGCGCAGTTCTGGTGGCGGCTAAGAGATAGGTTTGAGGCCACACACAGAGCAGTGACCAAAGGTGAGTATGTAAACCCAGAGGACATGATTAGCCTATCCTCAGAGATAGCGGTACTCGATCAGCTTAGAGCTGAAGTCTGCCGCATACCACTAAAGCGCAATAATGCTGGTAAGATACAGATATTGAGCAAAGCGGAGATGGCTAAGCCTCCGTACAGATTACCGAGTCCAAACATGGGTGATGCGCTGATGATGTCGCTGCATTCACCTAAAGCACTAAATAAACAGAAAGTTGTCCTCAACTTCAGTGGCTGGAAGCATCATGGATAAAGACGATTACGAATACGAGAAAGACTCAAAGAAAGAGTATGGCGAAGAAGTCTATGACTCTAGCAAGTATGATGATCACGAATATGTTTCAAACCTTCTGTCTGCGTCTCAGGAAGCAGACCAAGACCTGCGAGATAATGCTCGTGAGGCGATCTTGTTCGTTAATAAACGAGACGGTCAATGGGAGCCTTACTGGTATAACAATGCCGCTGAGAGTAAGTCTCCTCGCTACACCTTTGACATGGTTAATCCGATCATTGATCAAGTTTGTTCGGAGATTGAGCAGGCGTCCTTTGATATATCTGTGTCTCCTTCTGGCGGCAACAGCACAAAGAGCATAGCCAACACTTATTCAGGTATTGTTCGCAACATCGAAGCCATGTCTGATGCCAGTGAGGTCTATAACCATGCAGCAAAAATGATGGTTACTTCAGGCTTTGGCGCATGGCGTGTTGTACATAAGTATGTAAGTCATGACAGTTTTGACCAAGATCTATTTATTGAGCCTATTGGCAACTCTATAGACCGTGTGTGGTTCGATCCAGCAGCAGAGAAGCAAGACAAGTCTGACAGCCGTTACTGCTTTGTGCTTCACGCAATTGGCAAAGATGAGTATGAAAGGCGATGGCCTGAAGGCTCTGGTGAATCAGTTGATGAAGGCCGTGACGGCGAGGCTTACTTTGATAAAGCCGAAGTAGTCGTAATCGGTGAGTTGCTGTATTGCGAAGAGGAAGAACGCGAGCTGGTCTTGATGTCTAATGGGCAGGTTCACGAGGCTGATGATGACTTTAAAAAGATAGCTGATGAGCTTGAATCTATTGGCGTGACAGAGGTACGCAGGCGCAAGCGTGTCAAAAAGTCGGTATGTTCACGGTTATTTGACGCTAGTGATTGGCTCGAAGAGAAGAAAGAGACAGTCTTCACTATGATTCCTGTTGTGCCTATCTACGCCAACTACAAGATCTTTGAGAACAAAACTATCTTCTGGGGACTCGTAGAGAAGCTGATGGACTCACAGCGAGTGCTGAACTACTCAGTCAGCCGTGAGGTAGCTGAGACTAGCCTTGCGCCAAGATCTAAGTATTGGATGACAATGAGTCAGGCAGCAGGTCATGAAGAGTCATTGCAGACTCTCAACACCAATCACGATCCAGTTCAATTCTTTAACGTAGATCCAGAGTTTCCGCAGGTTCCACAGCAGCAAGGCGGCGCACAGGTAAACCCAGCGTTGCGCACAATGTCTGAGGCCATGCGAGGCATGATTACTTACGCCTCTGGGATGTTCTCCAGCAACATGGGTGACAATCCACAGAACCAATCTGGCGTGGCAATCAACGCACTGCAGAACAAAGGCGACAACTCTACAGTTAAATACTTCAAAGCCTTGGAGTATGGCATTCGCGCCACTGGTCGCATCTTGGTGTCGTCTATTCCTCAAATCTATGACTCAGCTCGCACTGTAAGGCTGCTGAAGGAAGATAACACCTATGACGTAGCTGACATCAACCAGAAGGTTATAGACCAACAAACAGGCGATGTGGTGACTGTCAATGACCTGTCAGTCGGCAACTATGACGTACAGGTTAAGGCTGGTGCGAGCTTCAAGAATCGTCAGCAAGAAACCATTGAGACGATCATTGAGATTGCCAAGGTTGATCCAAGCATTCTTCAGATCGCTGGTGATGTCCTGCTAGACAACGTAGCCACTGCCTCGGCTCAGCAGATCTCTGATCGCAAGCGAGCGCAGATGATAGCCGCTGGCCTGATACCTCAAGATCAGATGACAGAAGAAGAGCTGATGGCGGCTCAGCAGCAGATGACTGAAGGCCAACAGCAGCAAGATCCAAATATGGTTCTAGCTCAGGCAGAGCAGATGAAAGCTCAGGCTGAGATGCTGAGAGCGCAGATAGAGCAGGCCAAGCTACAGAATGAGCAGATGAAGCTACAGCTCGAAGCTCAGAAGCTCCAGACGCAGATGCAAGGCGATCAGGCTGATAACCAGATTGACTTCTTCAACGCCGAAACGAAGCGCATGGAAACTCAGATCAAAGCTCAGCAGGCAGGCGCTACGATTGACAAGACAAGCGCTCAAGCAATAGGTGAGCAGCTTAACAACCAAGAGAAGATGGCTGACATCACTGACAGGCAACGTGCAGAGGCAGAGCGTATGCGAGCCGAAGCTCAGCGCCGAGCCATGCGGTTTATGTCTGACTCTGAGATAGCGAGAATGCAGAATGGCTGAACCAAGGTATAGGTATGGAGGAGACAGCGCCATAGGTGCGTTGCTCCTGCCTGCACGCCGAGAGATTCTACGAGATGAGCAAAACCAGTTCATTGGCTATGATGATCAAGGCAATGCCATTATTCAGACAATACCTGCCAAATATGGAGAGTCTGAAGTAGACATCTCATACAGTCCTATAGTCAGAGGCGCTAAAGCTACTGGTTCTTTCCTTAATGACATCTTCTTTGGTGATGCTAACGAGCAGTCACAAGCTGCTGGTAGAGCTGTCAGTGCGATCCGTGGAGCTATAGAAGGTCTAGGAGACTATGCCTCTGGTCAGTATGAGGCTGGCATGGCAGGCGGCACTATTTATGATCCTGAGACTCGGCAGATAACTGAGTTTGATCCTACGGCAGTAATGGTTAGCGGCGCTCCTGCTGGTATTCAGGCCGCAAGGAACACTCCTAGCAATCAAGTAATTTTTGGCACAATGGGAAGCAAAACAGCCAACTATACTCCTGACCAAAGAAGAGTAATGGATGAGCTTGAAAGGCAAGGAATGGATACTGAGAATCTATTCTTGCATGGCACATCTGATGATATAAGACAGCCAACATCTATCAAAACAAGCTTTAGAGATTCTGGATGGCTAGGAGAAGGTTTTTACGGCGCTACGCCAGAAGGTTCTAGAATATCTGATTACTATGCAAATACAGCAACTCCCAGATTTAGGAATGAAGCAGGAGACTACAGTGAGCCTAATGTTTTTCCATATATAACAAGGCGTGGAAACTATAAGCAGTATTCTTTAATGGACAAGGCTGGGATGGGCATTGTTGCTCAAATGAATCCCAACTACAGTAAAAAATTAACTCAAAAAAATATAGATGAAGGATTTATAGGTGCTGAAGTAGTTGATGCAGATGGAAACATCGTTGAAAGAGTTAACTATTTCCCAGATACGGATACACGCTCGGCTCTTAACTACGACATTACTGAT